CACTACTTGCACAAACAAATGGTAGTGCTGGTGAAAATATTACATTAGAAATGCAATATAAAATCGCAGGAAATCTCCCAGCTGATCAAGTAACAGTTATTCAACAACCCCCTGATACTGTATATGACATTGATGACACATACACTATAGGTGGTAAGACAATAGCATTGCCTGGTGGATCTACAACTACCACAGAACTTGTTATAGAGCAATCAGCAGCTGGAACTTATTCAGTTGCTGCGCCTGGCTCAGGACAACTTCCAATAGCAGGTGTTTCTGGATTTGTTGGTGGTGCTGGAGGTGGCGGTGGTACTAGTGATGTTGATGGTGTTAATGGTGGTGATAGTTACTATGAATTTAACTACAATGGAACAAATATTCAAATCGTAGCAGAAGGTGGAGAAGGTGG